GTGATCGTCGACATGTGGGAGCACGCGGCCCGCATGTTCGAGCCGGTCGAAGCGAAGTGGTCTACCCCAGGGCAGATGGCGCGGGCCACGAACCCGAAGATGGTGCAGACCCCGGCACTGGATCTGATCGATGCCGCCCTCGTGGAGGCGTTCAATACCCCTGACTCGCGGCTCATCATCTGCATGGCCCCGCAGGAGGGCAAGAGTGTCCGGGTAGCCAATGACTTCCCGATCTGGTGCCTGACGCAGAACCCCGAGCTGCGGATCGTCACCGCCTCCTACGCGCAGGGTTTGGCGAACAGGAACGGCCGGGCCATCCGCAACCGGATCCAAGCCAACAAAGACCTGGGCCTGCAGATCGCCAACGACAACGGCTCCGTGTCCGAGTGGACGCTGCAGGGCCACCAGGGCGGTGTCCTGTCCGTGGGTATCGGTGCTGGTGTGACCGGCCGGCCCGCGGACATGATGATCATCGATGACCCCATCAAGGACCGCAAGGAAGCGGACTCCGAAACCTACCGCGACAACGTTTGGGACTGGTGGACGGACGCGGCCTCGGCCCGTCTCGCACCGGGCGCGCCGGTCGTGGTTATCCTCACCCGCTGGCATCAGGACGACCTGGCAGGCCGTCTCCTCGAACGTGACACCGAGGCGGGTTGGAAGGTCCTGAACATCCCAGCTCAGGCTGACCACCGGCCGGAGAAGGGTGAAGCGGATCCCCTTGGCCGTGCGCCGGGCGAGTTCATGGTGTCAGCCCGTGGCCGCACCCAGCAGCAGTGGGAACGGCGTAAAGCGACAGCAGGGCCCCGCACCTGGGCCAGCCTCTACCAAGGCCGGCCCTCCCCCGATCAGGGCGGCGTGTTCCCGGCCGGCGAAGAATGGGCCCGCTACGACCAGCCCCTCTGGATCTCCCGCGAAGACGGTTCACGGATCGTGCCGGGCATTGGCCGTGACGACCACGAGCTCGTGCAGTCGTGGGACCTCACGTTCAAGGACAAGCAATCCTCGGACTACGTCGTCGGGCAGGTGTGGCTCCGCATCGGCACCAACGCGTATCTGTTGGACATGGTGCGGGAACGCATGAACTTCAACGCCTCCCTCGGCGCGGTGAAGGCCATGTCCGCGAAATGGCCGCAGGCGGTGGCGAAGTTCATCGAGGACAAAGCCAACGGCCCGGCCGTGATCAACTCCCTCCAGTCACAGCTGGTCGGGTTGATCCCCATCGAGCCGGAGGGGTCCAAGACCGCCCGCGCCAACGCCGTCTCCCCTTTGGTGTACTCCCGGAACGTGATCCTCCCGGAACCGCACCTGCTGCCCAACGTCGAAGAGCTCGTCGAGGAAGCCAAGAACTTCCCCAACGGCGCCCACGACGACACCATCGACGCGTTCTCACAGGCCGTCAACCGGCTGCTGCTCCTGCCCCTTCTAACTGGGGCGGACCGCATCGTCGAACCTGACATTTACGACCACTACAACGAGCAGGGCTGGTCCATCAGCCCTGTCTGAGGAGGATGGCATGGGCCTACGGCAACTGCTCGGCCTCCAAGAGGCACAGCAGGCATCGGAGTACGCCATCACCGAGGCCACGGTCGAAACGCTCCGCTACCAGCTCGAACAGGTGACCGAATCGTTCGCTCAGCTGCAGATGGCCCGCGAAGACGTCGGCTGGGCCCGGATCCTCGGCCAGTACTCGAACGAGTTCAGCCGCGAAGGGCTCAAGAAGAACGCCGAACAGGGCCGCCTCTTCGGAGTCGCCAACCCGCTCATCAAACGCGGCAGGAACGTCCGCCACGCCTACGTGTGGGGCCAAGGCGTCGACATCAGCGCCCGGGACGACGCCGTCAACGAAGTCATCCAAGGCTTCATCGACGACGAAGGCAACCGGGAAGCGTTCTACGGCGCCCAGGCACGGCAGGAATACGAGGGCTGCCTGTACGACGAGGGCAACTTCTTCCTCGCTCACTTCACAAATCCCCTCATTGGTCGGGTGCAGGTTCGTTCGATCCCGTTCGACGAGGTCACGGACGTGATCACAGCGCCCGGCGATAAGACCACGCCGAGGTTCTACCTGCGCGAGTGGACGGAACTGGATGAGAAGGGGACCGAGGAGCCGAAGAAGGCGTACTACCCGGCGCTGAAGTACCAGCCTGCCATGCGCCCGAAGAAGCTCAATGAGATCGACGTCATCTGGGACGCGCCCGTCCGGCACGTCAAGGTCAATGGCCTGTCCGGGTGGAAGTTCGGCATCGGTGACTCCTTCGCGGCGATCCCCTGGGCGCTGTCCCACAAGGGCTTCCTTGAGGACTGGGCGCTGCTGATGAAGGCGCTGGCGAAGATTGCTTACACCACCACCTCGAAGTCAGCTGGTGCGGCGCAGGCGAAACGGGCCCAGATCCAGTCCCTCGCCGGGCTCCCCGCCGGGTCCGTGGCCTCTATGACGGATGACCAGAAGCTCGAGCCCGTCTCGAAGTCCGGCGCGACGCTCGACTCCGAGTCATCCCGCCCACTGGCAACCATGGCCGCCTCCGCGGTGGACCTGCCCGTCACCATCCTCCTGGCCGACCCCGGTCAGACGGGTGCACGGGCGACGGCGGAAACGCTCGACCTGCCAACACGGCTGATCTTCCAGGCCCGGCAGCAGCTCCACCGAGAGGTGTACCGGGATTCCATCGGCTACGCCGTGGAACAGGCGGTCATCGCCCCGCGTGGCCCGCTGCGCGGCATCGGCAAGGTCGTGAGGGACGGGGACCGGCTCACAGTCGCGTTCAACGACCCGGCAGACGCCACCGTCGAAGTAGTGTTCCCGCCGCTGGACGAGCTGCCCCTGGACATGATCATGTCCGCGCTTGAGAAGGCGGACGGGATGACGGTGAAGCCGCCGCCCGTGGTGTTCCTCAAGCTTGTCTTGCAGGCCCTCAGGGTCCCGGACATTGACGAGATCATCGACCAACTCACCGACGCCGACGGGAACTACATAGACCCCGAGGCAACCGCCGGCGAAGTCGCAGCCAAAGCATTCCGCGACGGCCAGAACCCAGCGGATGCGTTGAAGTAGGAGGCATCGGATGGCGGTCACGACCGACACTCTGCGAGTCGTGGCCGACCTCCGAGGCCGCCTTGAGCGGATGGCCGACGCCCAGACCCTCGCCCTCACAAGGGCGTGGGTGGACGCCTGGGACGTCCTCGCCCCCGAGTTCCAGACCGCGCTGGTGGAGCTGTTGGCTCAGGCGAAGGACGGGGCCGTGTCCCGGTCAGTGGTGGCGAAGAACATCCGCCTCCGAGACGCGCTGCAGGCCAGCCGGGCGATGCTCGACACCCTCGCCACGCAGACGGGAACCGTCGTCTCCAATGACATCGGGACCGCTGTGCTGGACGCCGTTGACGGGCACGAAGCGCTCATCAGCTCCCAGTTGCCGCCGAACACGGTGCAGAACAGTGTGAGCTTTACCCGGATGTCACCGGATGCCTTGGCCGCAATTGTGGAGCGGGCAACCGAGCAGATCCACTCCTCCGCTCTCCCCCTCGCCCCGTCAGTGGAGCGGGAGATGAAGAAGCAGCTCATGCGCGGCATCGCCGTCGGCGAGAACCCGAGGGCCACGGCCCGGCGGATCCTGGACGCCACAGAGAACCGGTTCAACGGCGGCCTCACCCGGGCACTGACCATCGCCCGGACAGAGACGCTGGACGCGCACCGGGCAGCCACCAAGGCATCCGAGGAGGCCAACAAGGACATCCTCGCCGAGTGGGAATGGCATGCCGCGCTCACGGCCCGCACGTGCCCGTCCTGCTGGGCGAAACACGGCACCCGGCACCCACTGTCCGAGGCGGGCCCGAACGACCACCAGAACGGCCGATGCGCCCGCGTCACCATCACGAAATCGTGGAAGGATCTCGGCTTCGACATCGACGAGCCCGAGTCCGTCACGCCGGACGCGCAGGAAGTGTTCGACGGGCTCACCCCGGAAACGCAACGGGCGATCATGGGCGGCACCCGGTTGGAGCTGCTGCAGTCCGGGCAAATCAAATGGGCGGACCTGTCCACCGTCAAACACACCGACGGGTGGCGGGACTCCTACGCGGTGACGCCGATCAAGGACCTCATCTAGGTCCCGTCGCTGGTGGACGGTTCGTACTGCACGGCGCCGCACCACTTGCACTCCACCGCCAGCGACCCGCCACTCCCCCGCAGGTACACGGCGTGGACCTTCCACTCATGCCCCGGGCACTCCCCAGGCGCGCCCGCGTTGTCGTTCCGGTCATCAAGGCCCACACACCAATTCTAGGAGGCTGTCAATGCCGCAACTCATCACAGAGGCCGGCAAGATCACTGCCGCCGATACAGCAACCGGAAAGGTGATGATCACCCTCATCACGCCTGGCTGGGGATCTTCCGGCTACTACTCCGCAGAAGTGTTGGAGCAGGCGGCCAAGGACCGCGTGTTCCCTGTGCGGACTCAGCAGCACATTGACCACATGACCGAGGCAGAGCGCAGGGAACGCCCCGCCGGTTCACTACTGACGCTGGCCGCGGGCCTCACGGAAGACGCGGTTTGGGATCCAGACTACGTAGACGAAGAGACCGGCAACAGGGGCAGATTAGCCGCTCCGTCCCTCGTCGGGTCCCGATACCGAGACATCATCACCGAGTTCAAGGACTTCATCGGAACGTCCATCGCCGTCGGTGCTGATGTGACCATCGGGGAGGCCGAGGGCCGCAAGGGCACAATCATCCAGAAGCTGTACCCGGATTCTCTGAACCGCGTGGACTTCGTCACTGTCGCCGGTCGCGGCGGGAAAGTGGACAAGATCCTCGAAGCGGCCGTACGGCGTATCGAAGAAGTCACCGCGAACGACATACGAGCCGCGATTTCCACAGCCGTCCGAGACGCCTACCAGGACGATGGCGTGTGGGTGTGGGTCCTTGACCACGACGACGCCAATGTCTGGTTCGAGCAGGAATCCGCTGACGCGTCGAAGACCTGGCAGCAGGCTTACACGCTGAACGGCAACACGGCTGAACTGACCGGAGACCTCGTCGAAGTCCGCAGGGTCACCAGCTACGTGCCCATCCAAGCTCCCGCTGCGGAGTCCAAAGATTCCCCGCCGGTCCCGGCTGGGGTTACCGAAAATGAAAAGGAGCCAATCATGGCCACCATTCAGATCGAGGAAGCGGAGCACCGCAACCTCATCGCACAGTCCAGCCGGGCCACCGCGCTGGAATCCGAAGTATCTACCGCCACGGAGCGCGCCACGGTCGCCGAAGCGGCCTTGCAGGAGTCCAACGACTCCGCCGCCGCTGCCCTCGTGGCATCGGCTCTGGAAGCCGTCGGCATCAGCGCCCCGAAGACCGCTGCACGGCTGGCCAAGGGATACCCGGTCAAGGAGAACGGCGCCCTCGACACCGCCGCCTTCACGGCCGATCTGGCCGAGTCCATCGCCGAACTGCAGGTAGCCAACGGCGCCGGCACCGTCCGCGGCCTCGGTGACACCGTGACCGAGTCCAAGACCATCTCTGACGACGACGTCGTCAACGCACTCTAAGGAGGGGCGCGCACCATGGCAAAGAACCAGCGTTACACCCACAACCGCCACATCAGCCTGACCGCCCCTGCCGGCGGCGCTGTCTCCGGCAACCCGTACAAGATCGGCCAGTACGTAGGCGTGGCCCAGACCAGCGCGGCAGCCGGTGAGAAGTTCACCCTGTGGCTGGACGGCTCCTACGACCTCACCGTCACCGGCACCCTCACCGAAGGGCAGGCCGTCTACATCACCGGCGCCAACGCCCTGACCGCCACCGCCACGGGCAACTACCCGTTCGGCGTCGCCAACGCCGCCAAGGGCACCGGCTCCGGCGTGGTCGAGGTCGCACCGTTCGGCAAGATCACCAACACCGCCGCCCTCTAAGGAGAATGACCATGGATCTTTTTGACAACAAGGGGTGGCGGAAGGCCCCGACCCACGCTGAGCGTGTGTTCGAAGCCGCCAAGTTCTTCGGCACCGGCCGCACGGGCGGGCCCATCGCCCAGGCGGAGGTCGCGGAAGCATTCTCCACCTCCGACTTCCCCATCCTGCTCGGCGCCGCCTTCACCAAGAAGGCCGTCGCAGCGCAGAAGGCAGCCGTCGACGAGTTCGACCCGGTACTCACGCACACCACGGCCCCGGACTTCGAGCGCCACAAGCTCATCGACCTGTGGTCCGGCGACGAGTTCGAGAAGGTCGGCCAGGGCGAAGAGTACAAGGGCGGCACTCTCAACGAGACCGAACTGACCCACGGTACCGGCAAGTACGGCAAGTCCTACGGGCTGACGTTCGAGCTGCGCCTCCGCCGGACCTTCTCCGACCTCGCCAACTTCCCGGCCCTGCTGGGATCGGGCGCGGTCAAGGCGAAGAACAGCGCTGTTGCGCAGCTGTTGGTTGAGGCCGGCGCATGGGATCCGGCGTTCTTCGGCACGGTCGACAACGTCGCCCTGACCCCGGAGAACCTGGACGCCGCCCTGAAGGTCCTCGCTCTCCGCGAGGACCACCGCGGCGATCTGGTCGACACCACCAACCTTGTGCTCATGGTCGGCCCGGCCCTGCAGTCCGAGGCGAACCGCATCCTGAACGCGGACAAGATCACCATGGAAGTCACGGTCGGTTCCAAGGTCACCAAGACCGAGATCGCCAACCCCTTCCGCGGCGTCGTGACGCTGCTGGTCTCCCGCCGCCTCGGCAAGGAACTGGCAGCCAACCAGGGCAAGGCATGGGCGCTGGTGCAGGGCAAGGGCTCGACCCTCCCCTCGATCATCGACACCGGCCTCGACGGGCACGACGGCAACGTCGATATCCGCGTCAAGCGCGATCAGGGCGAGTCCGTCTCCGGCGGCCAGGTCCCCGTCGAAGAAGGCTCCTTCAACGACGACACCATCTGGTACCGAGGCCGGAACTTCTTCGGCATCGACAAGGGCTTCACCACGGGCGTGTACGCGTCCAACGGCGGCTAACCAGCCCCACCGTGGTGCTGGGGTGACAAATAGGGCAAATCAACCCCACCCCGGCACCACCCCATAACTTCACAGGAGGCGCATCGTGGCCATCGACTACACCGACCCCATCGGGCAGATCCGTCTCCTAATCACCGACATCGCCGAGGACCCAGCCGAGCAGCTGTTCAGTGACGTGCAGCTCGGCGCGTTCCTGGCCATGCGCGGGGACAACGTGAACCGTGCCGCTGCCCGGGCGCTGACGGTGATGGCCGCGTCCGAGGTCATGGTCTCCAAGGTGATCCGCACCCAGGACCGGTCCACGGACGGTGCCAAGGTCTCCGCTGAGCTGCGGGCCCTGGCCGCCACGTATGAAGCGGAGGCCGACACTACGGACGCTGCCGCCTCGGAGTCCGTGTTCGAGGTCGTACCCCTGTACGCGCCGGCCAAACCCGAAGGGGCGGAATACCGGTGGTAGGCCTCCCCAACACGAGGGTCATCCCCACGAACTGGGCAGAGCACCACCGCGCCGCAGCGGCCGGGACACACACCGCCGAGGTGCAGTGGTTCCACCGCGGCGCCCCGGAACCGTGGCCGCTCCCCGAGAACTGGACCGGGCCCGAAGCGTTCCACACCTGCACGGCGAACGTGCAGAAACTCAACGCCTCAGCCCGTGCCGTCGCCGCCGACCAGCCAGTCAGTGACCGGGACTACCTCGTGTCCATCCCCATGGACGCCCCCGAGATCCGCACCGGGGAACAGGACGGCGACTACTGCAAAGTCACCGCCTCCAGCGACCCGCTCCTCATCGGCCGGACCCTGAACGCCACCGACATCCAACACGGATCCCTGATGTTCGAACGCGACATCGTCTGCACGGACACCCAAACCCAGAACTAAGGCAGGTGCCCCATGGCCGGTGTTGACTTCGACGTCTCCGACATCAACCGGCTCTCCGGCTCCCTTGCCCAAGCTGCGGTGAACATCGGCCGGGGCGCACAAGTCGTGGTCCGCAAGGCCGCGATCGACACCGAACGGGACGCGAAGAACTTCGCCCCGGTGGACACCGGGAACCTGAAAAGCTCCATCGGCCACTCGGATCTCCGGAACGTGGGGCAGTCCGGTTCCCTTGAGGCTGAGGTCGGTCCCACCGCCAATTACGGGCACTACGTGGAGTTCGGCACCAGCCGAATGGCACCCCGCGCCTTCCTGGGCCCGGCCCTCGACCGTAACGCACCGGCGTTCGCTCAGGCTCTAGAGCAGCTCGCAGAGAGGACAGCCAATGGCGGCACCTAGCAGCGGCTACCTCTTCGCCCAAGTCAAGGCCCGCCTTGACACCCTCCCCGGGCTGTTCCCGGGGAACGTGTTTGACTCCCAAGTCCCCACCACGCTCCCGAAGGACAGTGCAGGGTTCATCCGCCCGTACGTAGTGATCTTCGCCGGCGCCGTGAATGACATCTTCACCGAGCGGGACCTCACCCAACTCGCCGACCTCAGCGTGAGCGACTTCCGGTTCCAAACGAACTGCGTCGGCCCGACCGGATCCCACGCCCGAGACCTCGCCGACGCCGTCCGGATGTCCCTCACAAACCTCCCCATGGGCGCCGGGTTCATCAAGCCCGACCCCGACGGTTTCCGCACGGACGTGCTCCCAGACAACCAGGTCATCCCGGCCCGGTTTTACATGCCACTGATGTGGCGACTCACCACCACCTAAGGAGGCCGCAATGGCAACCGCACGCACACAGGTGACTGAACCCGCCACGCCAGATGAGGCAACGGTTGAGGTCATCGAACCCGCGATCCCCGAGACCGTCCCGGGCCGCAAACACGACCCCCGGAAGCTCGTCTACGTCTACGACAAGACCACCGGCGACAAGCTCCCGAACCCGGTCCCCGAGACGTGGCTGGACGGCCGCTTCCCCAACCTCTCCGAAACTCCCTCCAAGAAAGCAGGTAAGTAGCCATGGTCGCACTTGGCCCCAAGATGCTCACTGACGCCAACCGGCGCCTCGCGTGGGTTCCCACCATCGCGAACTATCACGCCCCGACCGTCGCGGAGATCACCGCTGGCAAGGACATCTCCTGCCTGATCACCGCTGCCGACTTCAGCCTCGGCTCGACCGGTGACGACTCGATCAGCGACCCGGCGTACTGCGCCAGCTCGAACAGCTCGACCCCGGGCCGGACGAACTATGAAGCGGCGATGAACTTCTTCCGCTTCAAGAACGATGTGGACGACGTCGCCTGGACCACGTTCACCGCGAAGGGGCTCCACGGCTACCTGGTGGAGCGCATCGGCCAGATCGCCGAGGGCGAGAAAGCCCACGAGATCGCATGGGCATCCGGTGACGAGGTCCGCGTGTTCGAGGTCATCACCGGCACCCCGCAGGTACTGGCACCGTCCGCTGCCGGTTACGAGAAGTTCCGTGAGGTCTTCTCCGTGCAGGACCTCGTGGACGAACGCGCAGTCGTAGCGGCCGCGTAGTCAGACTGCCGGCCGGGAGGTTTTCCAAGGTTCCTCCCGGCCGGCGCCACGCCCTCAAAAACCTTGCTCAATTCACTGAAAAACCTTGGAGGTTTCCCCATGTCCGACATGACCACGACCGTCTCGAAGAAGATACCGGGAGTTCCCGAAAGCATCAGCCGAGACGACTACATCAAGCTCGTTGCGAGCACGGGCCTTGATCCGAAGTACATCAAGAGCATCCAGTTCAACGCCGACTTCATCGCGGCCGTCATCTTTGCGGTGGACGCTAGCGGCAACAAGATCATTGGCGATGACGGCTGGGAAAAGCACAGCATCATCATCCCGGTTGTGGACGAGGAGGACGGCAAGTGAGCGAGACAACCCCCGAAACCCTCGACCTTGACGCGTGGCTGGACGGCGCCCACCGCGCCGAACGCTCCGTCACCCTGTACGCCCGCGCTGACCTGCTCGCCGATCTCGACCAGCTCGAGGCAAAGCTCCGCCAGGTCGCCGAGATCCCCGCAGAGGACCGGTCCTACGCGGACGCCGACGAAGGCGCAGAGATCAGGGCCAGGATCGACGACCTGAACATCCAGCTCGACGCGTCCAAGCTCGTCGTCCGTGTGACTTCCCTCGAGGACACCGAGTACAGCGAGATCGTCGATCAGGTGAAGAAGGACCTGAAGTCGGAGGCGGACAAGGCAGCGAGCGACGCCCGCGCTGAGGCCCGGGAGAAGTGCCGCCGGCTGGAGATCACCGCGGCGAACGACATCAACGCCTTCATCAGGCCGGCCGCTAACGCCGCAGCCGACGCCGTGATCGAACGCGAAGTGTCCATCCGAACCATTGCCGCCGCCGTCGTGTCCCCGAAGATGAGCGTGGATCAGGTCCGCAAGCTCTACAGCCGGATCGGTGACGCGCAGGTCGGTCTCCTGTCCCAGGCCTACACCCGCGCCTCGATTGAAGCGCCGCAGGTAACGGTCCCAAAATCGTCGAAGCCCTCGCAGGCGGGCACTGGGACCACATCCTCCTAGAGGCACGCACCGCGAGGGACTGGAAAGTCCCCCAAACAGTGCTGCGCGGCCGCAAGGATGACGGCACGTGGACCTACCGCGACCGGTGCATGGCCCTCGCCCTCAGAGCTTACGAGGACGGGCTGTGCCCCGGTTGCGGGCTCCACTCCTCCGTCACCCGGGGGGATCACAACCTTGGCCGCCACGAAGTGGACGCTGATGAGATCTGCCACGGCTGCGAAGCGCTCGAGTCATTCCAAGCGAACGACAAGACCGAGCGGTTCCCCGGGCAGAAGATCAGCCTGCACCAGCGGCCCGACTGGGATTAGCGGCGCTCGAGTGCTGCGAGAACCCGCCGGCAGAAGCCGAACGCTGCAAGCACTAGGCCGAGGACGATCAGAATGATCGATCCGGCGCTGGGCCCTCGGGTCTCCACCATCCCCACGCCGCTGACGTAGTTGCTGACCGGGTTCATGAGGTTGAACACGAGAAGGATCATACCCAAAACGAGGGCAACGACACCTCCTGCGATCAGCTTTGTGCCCGGCTTTTCTTTCTGCTTTTCCCCCTGCTGAGTCATTCGGCAAGTTAATCACATTCGGTGGAGGTTTCCCTATGGCTGAGCGCTCCGTAGTTGTCCGGATTCGTGCGGAGATTGGCGACTTCCGCCGCCAGATGCAGCAGGCCTCCCAGGCCGCTACGGGTCTCGGCCGGGCCGGGCAGGCTTCCGGGCAGCAGATGTCCACGGCCATGACCCAGACGCAGGCTGGTGCTGCCGCCGCTCGGGCTGCTTTGCGGGACGCCGGGCAGGCAGCGCAGGAAACCGCACGAGGCTTTGGCCTGAGCTACAACGCGGCCGGGCAACTCACGGACCAGTTCGGCGCCATGGTCACCGAGGCTCACGCGGCGGAGCTGGGTCTGGAAACAGCCAGCGATGCCACCCGGGAGTTCGCAGCCCAGCAGGCCAATGCGGCCGCCGCTGCAAACCAAGCCACCACGAACATGGGCCGCCTTGCAGCCTCCGCCCGCGACCACGAGGAAGCATGGTCCACGGCCGGGGGTGCCCTGCTCGGCTTTGGAGCTGCCGTCACGGCCGGTGTTGGGCTGGCCATCGCCAAATACGCCGAGTTCGACAAGGCCATGTCCGAGGTGTCAGCGGCGACGCACGCAAGCGCCGCCGATATGGGTCTCCTGCGTGAGGCCGCTGTCGTTGCCGGCGCGGATACCTCTTACTCTGCCAAGGAAGCCGCCGACGCCATTACCGAGCTTTCCAAGGCCGGCGTGGGAACTGCCGACATTCTTAGTGGCGGTCTTACTGGGGCACTGAATCTGGCTGCGGCAGGCGGCATGGAGGTAGCAGACGCCGCCGAACTGGCAGCCACAGCTATGACGCAATTCAAGCTGAGCGGGGACAAGCTGCCCCACGTGGCAGACCTGCTGGCCGCTGGAGCCGGCAAGGCCCAGGGCTCCGTGGCCGACATGGGTATGGCACTCAAGCAGGGCGGTCTGGTGGCAGCAGCCACTGGCCTGACCATTGAAGAGACCACCGGCACGCTGGCAGCGTTTGCCTCTGCGGGCCTCATCGGCAGCGACGCAGGCACCAGCTTCAAGACCATGCTGCAGGCCCTCACTCCCAACTCTGAGGCCGCCAGCAAGGAGATGAAGCGACTGGGCATCAGCGCCTATGACGCCAATGGGGAGTTCATCGGCATGACCGCCTTCGCTGGCAAGCTCAAGTCGTCCCTTGGCACGCTTTCCGACGAGCAGCGCATGGCCAGCGAGAAGATCATCTTCGGCAGTGACGCTGTGCGTGCAGCAAACGTGCTGTACGAGCAGGGCGCCGACGGTATCGCCGCATGGACCGACAAGGTCAACGTGGCAGGCTTCGCAGCCAGCACGGCCGCCATCAAACAGGACAACCTGGCGGGCGACCTCGAGAAGCTCGGTGGCAGCTTTGACACGGTACTGATCAAGGGTGGCGGAGGCGCAGCACAGGCCCTCCGCGGTATCGTCCAGGGCGCTGAGGACCTGGTGGACGGGCTGGGCCGTGTCGACCCGGAACTGCTTAGCCTTGCCACCAGCATGGCGGGCCTGCTGGGTGTCTCTGCCCTGCTGGGCGGCGGCTTCCTTACCCTGTTCCCGCGGGTCATGCAGGTTCATGCGGCGTTCAAGACACTGCAGTCCACCAACGCTGGCCTGGCCGGTGGGCTTGGCAAGGTTGGTAAGGCTGCAGGCATTGCCACGGTTGCCCTCATTGCCCTTAGCACCGCGGGCGCCCTGTTCTCAGACGAGAAAACCAAGTCCGCCAGTGACTACGCCAACGCTATCCTCAAGGTTGCCAACGCAGGGTCGAAGGCTAAGGCCAGCGACATGGACAGCGTGTTCCAGAGCTTCGCGCAGTTCGGCGGTCAGGACACCGTGAACGGCATCAACGGTGTGACCGACGCCGTGAAGGCCTTGGCTAACCCGGATTGGCAGAAGCAGGTTGACCAGTTCTTCGATGGGTTCGCCCACGGGGTGCTGAACCTCCCCAAGTCCGACCTGGGGCAGATTCAGGACCGGCTCAAGGGCATGGGCGACGCCATGGGCGACATGGTAAAGAACGGTGGTGCCGAGGCTGCAGCTAAGTCGTTCCGGCTGCTGACCAAGGAGTTTGAAGCCAACGGCAAGTCCGCGCAGGACGCCCTCAACACCATGCCCGGGTACAAGGACGCCCTTCTCGAACAGGCGAACGCACTGGGCGTAAACCTTGAGCCAGCCCAGTTGCTGGAGCTGGCGCAGGGGCGCATCCCCGGGGTGATGGCTGCGGCACAGGCTGCCACCGAAACCAAGGCCGCCACCGATCAGGCAGCAGCTGCTGCCACACAGGAGGAGATCGACAAGCTCACCGACCTGGGTGTCAACCTGGACGGCACCATTGCCAGCCTCGAGAAGTACACCACCGCGCTGTTCAACGCTGGGCTCATCCAACTGGATGCCCGGTCCGCCACGGCGGCTCATGAGGCGGCGCTGGACGCCGTCAAGGGATCAGTGGAGGAAGCCACCGCAGCACTGGCCAAGCAGTACGAGACGGAGGGTGAAAGCACCGAGGCAGCCCGTGCCCACGCCGAAGCCCAGATGGGCTTGGGTGTGGCGCTCAACAAGTCCCGCACTGACTTTGAGCTGGGCAACGCTGCGGGCCGTGCACTGAATGACACGTTCCAGAACGTTGCCAAGACAGGCATGGCTGAGATTGAGGCGAAGGCCAAAGCCGGCATGGGCCAGCCGGAGCTGCAGAAGACCCTGGGCACCACCTTCGGCCAGCTGAAGCAGACGGCCATCGACATGGGGCTAACGGGCGGGGCGGCTGACGCCCTGGCGCGCAAGGTAATGGGCATCCCGCCGAAGGCCAACATCAACACATGGATGTCGGACGAGGCCAAGCGGATGGCGGAGGCCACCGACCAGGCAGTACGGAACCTGGACGGCAAGACGGCGCACACCTACGTCTATCACCACGAGATCAACACCATTGAGAACATCACGACCAGCTCGGCGTCCGTGCATAACAACACGGGCGGCAAGCAGGGCGCCAAGCCGACGTTCCATGCGGACGGCGGCGCGATCTCTGGGCCGGGCACTGGGACCAGTGACGAGGTGCCTGCATGGCTGTCGAATGGTGAGCACGTGCTCACCGCTGAGGAAGTGCGGAAGATGGGCGGCCAACAGGCCGTCTACCGCTTCCGGCACGACCTGATGGCAGGTGATGTCCCCAAGTTCGCCACCGGCGGGCATCTGGGCGAGTCAGCCAACGCGAGAGCCAACCGGCTTTACCGGGAAGCTCAGGCCGCTGCTAAGAAGCGGGCCAAGCTCACTGCCGAACAGCGTCAAAAACTGGCGGAGCTGCAGGAGTTCCGGCGGGACTCCTTGCTGGACATGGACAGGGATAACCGGCGGGGCAACGGCTACCGTTCGGTTACTGAGTCGCTGTCCAGCTCGTACTCGTTCGCGGACAAGCTCACCAGCTTGGCCGACAGCGGGAAAGTGGGCAAGGGTTCCATCCGGAACCTGTACGCCGTTTCCGGCCGGTCGGAGGCAGCACTCAAGACGCTGCACGCACGCTCGGACGCGCTGGGCAAGAGCCTCGACAAGGCCAAGGACAAGCTCGCGGATCTCACGCAGATCCGCGGCGAGGTCGCTAAGTCCCTCTCCGGTGAGTTCAGCATCGGGAAGACGGCACAGCGGCAGGGCCTGTTCGGGGCCGGCGCCGTGGCTAACACCATCGCCGACGCCAAGGGGTTCCTCGCTAAGGTGCAGGGCTTCGCCGGGAAGCTGAAGCGGCTCCAGCAGAAGGGCTTCTCCGGGGCCATCGTGCAGGAAGTCGCGGCGCTCGGAACCACGGCCGGGACGCAGGCGGCCGACTCGCTGCTGCAGGCCACGTCCGCCCAGGTGAAGGACCTGAACAACACCATGGGTGCCATCAACGCGGCCTCACTGTCAGCCGGTAACGCTGTCACAGACTCCCTGTACAGGGGAGGCGTGAACGGTGCTGCCGCCAACGTGAAGAACCTCGAGTGGCAGGAGGGTGCGATCTCCAAAGCGATGCTGCAGATCGGCCTCGGTATGGAGAACGCGCTCCGGCAGGCGCTTGGTGGGAAGCCGATCAAGCGGGCCGGTGGTGGCGCCGTGTATGGGCCGGGCACGTCGACCTCGGACGAGGTTCCGATGCTGGCGTCCAACGGGGAGCACGTCTTCACCGCGGACGAGGTACGGCGGATGGGCGGCCAGCGCGCCGTCTACGCCTTCCGGGCGCAGTTGCAGCACCTTCCGGCTCCGTCGAAGTCACTGGCCGGCGGCTATGGGCAGGTCCAATCCATCCCTGCCAGCGCCATGGCATGGGGATCTTCCGCGGCGGCTGTCCAGCGAGGCGGAGACACCCACCACTGGAACATCTACGACCAGTCGAACCCAGTAGCTACCGGCCACGAAGTGGCGCGGCGGCAGCGGATGCTCGGCACCTAAAGAGAAGAGGAGGCTGGGATGCCTTATCCGAGTCCGATAACGTACCCCAGCCCCTCCCTCTACCCAGGCTTCGCCACCGGGACCGCCGGGCGATTGATCTCGCTCGGCGGTCTGGTGTTGGGGCAGTGGGATGAGCGTGGCGTGAAGTGGTCCGTGAACAAGTTCGAAGGCTGGGACGGGTCCACCGCTTCCACCGCGGACTTCACTCAGCGGGCCCGCGGGCATGGCGCCACCACCACGGAAGGGTTCTACACTCCGAGATTTCTGACCATCGAGGGGAACATCACCGCCCCGAACCTAGCCCTGCTGGACGAGTCGCGGGACATGCTCAACGCCGCAGTCACGCTGCGGCTGTTCCAGATGCTCGTCTCGGAGTCGGGACAGGTCCGGAACATGATGGTCAAGCGCCAGGGCGCGGTCTTGGTCACCCCGATCACGGACACCACCGCTTCCTACTCGGTGCTGATCGGCGCCCCGGATCCACTGAAGTACGGGGAGCTCGTCACCCAGTCAACACTCCTGCCGTTCTCAAGCGGCGGCCTCATCAGGCCCTCGACGTGGCCTAGGACGTGGACCGGTGTCTCGGGCACGGGCGTGATCCGGATCCGGAACGAGGGCAACGAACAGGCCCCGGTCTGGCTCCGGATCGACGGGCCGGTCCCGGCCGGCGGCTGGGCGGCCACCCACGTGGGCAAGAAGCAATCCCTGACGTTCGCCAACGCGCTGGCGCTGGACGCTGGGGAGTTCGTCACGGTCGACATGGACCGCCGGGAGGTGCTGGCCCAAGGCCAGTCAGCCCGCTCCGGATACGTCACCTCCCGCGGCTGGTTCTCCCTCGACCCCGGAGACAACGACATCGCCTTCAGCGCACAGAACTACTCCCCCACAGCAACCCTGACCGTCACCACGAAACCAGCTTGGAGCTGACATCATGACGATTACCCTTCTCGCCCCCGACGGGGTGGCCACCACCGCCCAGCAGGAGCGCCAGGCGAAGGCACCGCTCAACGGGGGCGGGTTCGGCCGGCCACTGGGCGGGCGCTCCGGCTTCCGAGTGGACGTCTCATCTACCGTCCTCGTGGCCACAACAACCACGTGGACCCTGAAGCCGTGCGCGGTCATGCTCGACCCGGGAGCCACGACACACCAGGGCATGTATGGCTGGTCCAGCGACTCTGACATCACGGGAGCCGTGACCGCAGCTGATGCCACGTATGCCCGCAAGGACATCGTCTACATCCTGGTCAATGACTCCACTGCGGGCGATGGGTCCGGCGCGACGTCGGCTCCCGTGGTGTATCTGGCGGGTACTCCGAGTGCGACGCCATCAGCTCCCGCCGTCCCTCCTCGGGGATTCCTCCTGGGCACGATCACCGTTCCGCAGGTTGGAGGAGGATCCCCCACCGTAGCGATCAACTCGGCGCGGTTCGTTGCCGCCGGCGGCATCCTGCCCGTCACCTCGGCAGCCGACCGGCCCACCTCGCCCTATGTCGGGCAGCAGGTGTGCCGCCTGGACCGTGAGGGCTGGATCCAGACCTACACCGGGAACACAACACTCAGTGCCTCCGGGTGGGAGTACAAGGGCGCACCACGCCGGGTGACCGCCAACGTCAGCACCTTCACCAACGCGAGCGGCAACAACGACCGCCTGCTGTTGACCATGCCTGACACGCCGGGCGGAGCCGGGGCGCTCATCAAGCCCTACCCGCAGAAGTACAAGGCATTTCTGAAGCTCTCCATCAACTGCGGCAGCATCACCTCCGGCGTCCTCGTCGTCAACGCTGCTGTGTCTGGCGGCCAACCAAGTGCGGCCCTCGCGCAGAGCAAGGCATCCATAGCGTGGACGGCCCCGGGCGCCTACCTGCAGACCGCTTCCGTTGAGACTGACTGGCTGACGGTCGCAGCCGGCGGCAACCCGCTAATCAGGGCATGGGTCGAAGTCGTATCCGGGGCCGTGACCAACACCGTCAGCACCCTGTCGCCCTACACCGCCTTCTACGCGGAACTCCGACCGGACGACGACTAGAGGAGATCCGCCATGATCGATGGAATCCCCATCCCAGCCTTCGAAACGCTGACGCCAGTCGGGCTCTACATCCTGCTTGTCCTACTGCTCTTCTTCGAGCGGGTAGTGCCCATCGGCCGGCTCCGAGCCGAGCAGGAAACCACCAAGTACTGGCGGGACGTAGCCGACACGAAACAGGCAACCATCGACAGGCAGGCGGAGACGATCCACATCCTCGCGGAAGGCACCGGGAAGACCGTCGAAAAGGTCATGAACACCATCCAGGACAAGGCGGGGGTGGACTCATGAGACGTGCTTGGTGGAAGCCTAAGCCGCCGCCGCCCTCGCAGGTGGAGGCTCTTCACGCCCGCGAGCTAGCGACGCGCCAACTCGAAAGCGCCAATGAACGCCACGCTGAGGCCATCACCTTGGCCGAGACGCTGCGGCAGATCCGGCAACGAAACCACTTCGGGCAGTCACTCGAAAACCTCAACTGGAGCAAGCAATGACCGGCATCCTCACCTTCACGATCTTCGTGCTCACGGTGTTCACTCTCGGCGCGTACAGCATCGTCGCTCCCTGGTGGACCACGCGAGCCGGCAAAGCGTACTTCATCCTGTTCGCCGCCCTCGCCGTCCTGGCCGGGCACTTCCTCGTGGAAGAGCTCGTCGGGCAACTCCCGCAATGGGTCGAAGACAGCGTCCTGGGACTGGTGGCAATGGCTATCGCCTGGAACGCCTACACCATCATCTCCAAGCAACTCCGGTTCTGGCGTGCAACCCGTGACACTCCCAAGCCGGTCGACCCAACACTCATCCCCGGAGGCGCGCCATGAGGCCGGTAGCAGCAAAGTACTCCACCACCCAGAGGTTCGGGGAAGGCGCAACAGCAGGGGTCATCGGCAACCCGAACGCGCCACAAGACACCATCGAATACTACGTGGGTATTTATGGCGACTATCAGCACGAGGGGCACGCTGGTGAGGACATCGGGTGCCCGGTGGGGACGCCGATCTATGCCCCGGCAGATGGCACCGTCCTTTACGCGGGGTGGGTCGAAGACCTCCCAGGCACGGGCCCGGTGCGCGGATGGTTGCTGTACTGGAACTTCGGCGGGATCGTCACGATCACCCAGCATGACGGCTGGATCAGTGTCATCGCCCATCAGTCGGATAACAACATGGTCCACGCCGGGATGAGCGTCAAAGAAGGGCAGCTCATCGGCAAGTCGGGAAACACCAAGACCCGGACAACGACGGTGGCACCCCACGTCCACGTCGAAGCGCTCGTCTACATGGACTATCGCACGGACGTAGCCCGCGGCATCATCTACGGCCGAGTCGACCCTCGCCGATACTTCGGCACGAGCGGCGCCGCGATCACCGCCCAAAGCGTCACCGCACCAGCCCCCGCCAAGCAGAAGGAATCGGAAATGCCTGTACCCATGCGAGTAGACAGCACATTCAAGGCTCGGCACCGGCTGCCTAAGGGCAAGCCCTACACCCTGTCGGTAGCCGACGACGGCAGAAGCGCGAACTTCGCTGTCGGCGGCGTCGGCCACTACGTGATTCACAACTACATCCGCGGGGAGGGCCTGCTGCCCGGACAGCGGATCAAGGCCCAGTTCTTCCTGACCAAGGCCGGCAAGACCAGCGGCCACTTCGAGCAGGACATCGTCGGCACCATCGACGGGACCTTCGATCACGCGGTGGTGTTCAACCGGGCCATCGAGGCCGGGACCACCCTCTCGTGCCTACTCACCTCGAGCAACACCGAGACCGCTTACATCACCGGCTTTGGTGCCGAGATCGCAACATGGAAGGCATAACAATGGCAGACCACGCCGCAACAATCAGCAAATACGCCGACGCTCTCAACCGTGCCTGGCGCACCCTCTACACCGGCTTCATCCTTGACGCCCTCGTCCTCATCGGCGGCGGCCTCACGTCGCTGCTGACCGACACCGAGATCACATCCCGGGCGTTCTGGATCGGATTCGGCATCCTCGTGGGGAAGTCGCTCCTGACTTCCCTCGGCTCCTACCTGCTCCGGCTGAAATTCACCCCCAAGCCAGCAGCAACAGCCGCCGCAGTCGGTCTCAACAGCACAGCAAAGTAGGAGGTAGCGGTGGCGCTCTCATGGGTCTCGGTAAACGCGAACGATGGGAGCATCATCGCTGACCTTCCCACGCTGAAGGTCGACGGGTCACTCAAGCAGACGCTGATGCGGTACGAATCGCAGACCGCGTCTCTGCCGCTCGGCGATCCGAACGACCCGGCAGACCCGTCCCGGCCGCCCAAAGAATGGCGCCAGGCCACTAGGAAGGGAGCCGTGTTCCTCGTGGCCTTGGATGAACCTGAAGGCGACGACCAGAGGGGCCGGCCGCTCTGGGGTGGCATGGTCATCCGCCGCATCACGTCCAGCAACGATGACGTGAAGCTCTCCCTCGTCACGGCCGAGGGGTATTTCGACCGCGTCTACATGGGCAACGAGAAGTTCACCGGGATCCCGCAGAACACCATAGTCAAGACGCTCGTGGAGAAGTATGCGAAGACCGGGGCCAAGCGGGGACTGCCCATCAGGGTGCAGGTCATCGGCGGCCTCGGCGAGGCGCGGGGCAAGGAGTACACGGACGCGGAGGACAAGACCCTCTACTCGGTGCTAACCGAGCTGTCTGGCATGCTCGGCGGCCCGGAATGGACCGTCGGCTGGGAATGGGTGGACACGCAGCGGCTCGGCCTCGTGCTCTACGTCGGCGACCGCATCGGATCCCCTCCCCCTGCAGGGCTCGGCCCGGCCGCCCAGTTCTACCTCCCCGGATCCGTGACCTCCGCTGAACTCACCGAAGGGTACGGGTCGGACGAGGGCGCCAACGACGTCATGGCCGTCTCCTCCGGCGTGGACGACGCCCGACCCCAGTCCCCGCACCAGACCAACACCGCCGACCTCCGGCCCCGGTTCGAATACCGGTGGGCGCCGGACACGAACATCAGCGCCAACGAAACGCTCACCTCCCACGCGCAGCGGGCCCTGGCCGCCATGAAAGACGGCACCGTCGCGCTCACCCTCACAGCGAACCGGGACGAAGCGCCGAAGCTCGGCAAGGACTGGTTCATCGGCGACGACGTCGGCTTCGACCTGACCGCCCCCGCGTGGCCGGACGGGATCAGCGGCACCGCCCGCGCCGTCGGCTGGGAACTCACCAACACCGAGATCACACCGCTGATCGACGTCACCAACATTGAAGGGATCGACTAATGGCCCAGCCCGGTCTCCCCGGCTCCCAGTTTCCCTCCGATGACTCCCTGGTCCGCCGCATCAAGGACCTTGAACGGCAGGTGCAGCAGTTCGCTGCCGCGAACATCCTCGCCACTGCGGGTATCGGCGTCATCCCCAACGGTGTCCTGGTCAATGGGCTGATGCAGTTCAAACGCGAGGACGGCACCCTCGGCGTGCAGGTCGACCCGGCGACGGGATCTTTCACGGCCTACGATGCTTCGGGAACCTCCGCCGTGGCCCGGTTCGGTGAGCTTCAGGAGACCGCCGCTGGCCAGTACGGCGTGGAAGTCCTCGTCGGCTCAACGTGGTTGCAGGTCGGCGCTCAGGTGGCCACGTGGTCCAGCCTCGCCGGCAAGCCGTCCACCTTCCCCCCGTCATCCCACACCCACCCGGGCGGGGACATCACCAGCGCCGTGGCGAACGCGACGAACGCCGTGAACGCGGCCAGCGCCGCCCAGGCTGACGGCTCCCAGTACGGGTGGACCAACACCGTGGCCGGCACCGAGTTCTACGCCCTCTGGGTCGGAAATGACGGTGGGTTCCACTTCGGACGGAACACGTCCTCGATCAAGTACAAAGAGAACGTCCGGGACGCCACCGTCGCCGATGCGGTCCTAAGCCTCCGGCCGGTGGTGTACGACCGCAAGGCCACCTACAAGTACCCGGAGCTGGAGGACGGCACCCGCTGCGAGGGCCCGCCCCAGATGTTCGAGGGCGCCAAGAACGAGTTCGGCCTGATTGCTGAGGAAGTCGACCCGTACCTGCCAGAGATCGTAACCCGCTACGGCGGCGAGATCGACGGCGTCCGCTATGACCTTCTCGGCGTCGCGCTTCTGCCCGTGGTGCAGCAGCAGGCCGATGACATCGCCGCACTGAAACAAGCAGTCCGTGACCTTGGAGGGAACATCTGATGCCGAAACGCAACTGGGTCGACGGGGTCCTGGGCAACACGCCCCTGAACGCAGCCCGGCTGAATGACCTCGAGGAAGATCTGGAGGCCGCACTGCTGCAACTCGCCCGCGACCCCTCCCAACTCTTCACCGGAACGGTGACCCGGGACGGGGACGGCGCCGCGACGTCGGCCACCATCGAATGGCCGGACGGCGTCGCCGGGATCTACTCCGGCACCGCATCCTCGGAATTCCCCGGAGCGATCGACGCCTACACGCTCACCCGCACCGGATCCCCTGTCCTCACCTTCACACAGCCCGCCGTCACCCGCGACGCCGCAGGGAATGTCACCAACCGTCCCCCGATCACGGTCAGCTAGGAGCAACCATGGCCATCCCTCCCGGCGTCACCACCTGCCTTGTCTACAAGAAAGCCCCGGTATCTTTCGGCGGGTCCTCCGCGAAAGTCTCACTGGAGATCACCCCCAGCGTCCGGCTCATCCACACCGCAACCGGTACGCCGCTGGCGGATTTCGTGGAGCTCGTCGCCCCCGCCGAGGGGTCGATCGCGCAGCTTCTCCTCCCCCACACGAACCAGCCTGGGTTCCAGGATGAGGCCGGGAACGCCTTCACGAACTGGACGTACACGGCGAAGGTCAAGTACGAGAAGGGCGGCGTGTTCAAGCACGTCCCCCCGCAGTCCTTCCAACTCGCCCAGGGCCAGACAGAGGTCGACCTGTCCCTTATCCCGTCAGGACCTGCCGCGCTGCCATCCTCGGCGCCCCTGCCGACTGTGACGTCCGTGGACGGCGAGACCGGCGCTCTTGACCTGACGACGCGCTACGCGACGTATCTGGAGCTGGCCCGCACCCCCGAGGTGCTGATCACCGGGACCATCACCCGCGACAGCAACGGGGCCCCGACGTCGGCCGCTGTGGTCTGGCCGGACGGCACGCCTGGGACCTTCACTGGGACACCGTCGGCCGTGCTCGGAGCTCTCGACGGGTGGGCCATCACCTACGGCGATCCCGTCACCAGAACTTATACCCAGCCGGCAGTCACCCGAAACGGGTCCGGCGCCGTCACCAACCAGCCCGCGATCGTCCTCACCTAGGAGAACCTGATGTCAGATTTCCTCGCCCCTCCGGGCATCACCGCCGCGGGCCTGGACGCCGCCGCAGCATCCCGCGCCAACGACCCAGCAAGCCAACTGCGAGGGGCACTAAATGCCACCTATGTCGGCCTCGTGCAGGCGGCGAAAAACCCTGATCTGCTGATCGCTGGTGCGGTCACGCTGGACGGTTCGGACCAAGTGACAAGCGCAGTCGTGCAGTGGCCTGACGGGACGCCGGGAACGCTGACGATCACCGCCAGGCACGCCACTGGCGCGGTCACCGCCTACAACATCACGTACGGCTCGCCCGTTACGAAGACCTTCACGCAGCCGACGATCACGCGGAACTCGAACGGCGCAGCGACCAACGTCCCGCAGATTGTGGTGAGCTAACAAATGGGTATCCTCGACATCCCCGGGTACAGCCGGGCGCAGGCAGACGCGAAGTTCAACCCGGCCCGCTCGGGCCTCCGCATCTCAGCGGGCGAAGGCGCGAAGCCCAACAAGCTGGCCCTGTCCAACGGCACCGACATGGGCGCGAACTCCAAGTGCCGCATCATCACCTCGCAGCGGACCACGGACATCAGCGTGAAGTACGGCAACTACTACGCCTCCGCGAGCCAGGAAGCCGTGGGCGTCAACGACATCACCGTCCGGGCCGCGCTGCTGTACAGCGGCGTCTACTACCCGCTGTACTTCCGGGGCTCGCGGGACATCACCATCACACCCGGCGTCATCGTGGAGACTGACCGGATCTCCATCGACATCCCGACCAACACGTCATTCCAGATCATGACCTACGTGACCGTGGCGACCTCGGGCCAGAAGTGGCCGCTGAACAAGCTCTACGTCCGGTCCTACGGCGAAGAGTACGTTCCGAGCGTCACGCCCTCCGACCTGACCACCACGGGCGGTTTCACGGCAGCCGGCAACACCAACGGATACGGCCCCATGCAGGTACTCTGCCGCAACACCAACACCAACCCCTACGTGGCGATCATCGGTGACTCGATCAGCGACGCCACAGGCGACCTGACCAACATCGGCGGCGTGGACGGCCTGGAGCGAGGCTTCGTGGTCCGGGCACTGATCCCGGACTTCCCGTTCCAGGTGCTCTCCCAGCCGGGCGGGCAAGCCGCACAGTTCAACTTCGGATCAATGGGCAAGCGCTTCAACATGCTCGGAGACGCCGAAGTCGCAACCGTGTCCTACGGCGCGAACGACCTCAGCGGCGGCAAGACCTTCGCCCAGCTACAGGCCAGCCTTCAATACATCTACGACTACTGCGCTGCCCGCGGCATGAGGGTCTTCGCTACGACCATCACGCCCAAGACGACCAGCACGGACGGCTTCACTACCCTGGCAAACCAGACCATCGCCTACAGCGGCGCAGCTGAGCTTGTTAGGACGCAGATCAACGACTGGATCAGGACCAAGCCCGCGCCCCTGTCCGGCTACTTTGACACTGCGGACGCCGCCGAGTCGGGCCGGAACTCCGGTAAGTGGCGGGTAGACCTCGGCGTGCCGTGCCAGAGCGACGGGCTGCACCCGTTGTCAGTGATCCACAACGCCATGTCGCAGACCATCAGCAAGGCTGCGCTGCGCTAGACGAGGCCCCTACTTTGCCTTCAGGGCGTTGAGAGCATCGACTACCCTGGCGGCAAAGTGGGTGTGGCCGGCCTTCGTCAGGTGGCCCGTCTGCGAGTCGATCATGATCCCAAAGTTCGCCTCGTTGATCCACTGGCCAACGTAGGGCGAGATGTAGGAAACCCCGGCGTTGTCCGAGCGCTCGTGCAAGATGTCGTCAGCGCGGAACAGGCCTGGCTGGGCTGGCCACTGTGCCGTGGAAGGACCAAGCACCACGATCTGGGCCTTCGGGAACTTCTTCCGGGCGATGGCGAGGGTAGCGTCGAACGCCGGGCCAAGGTCGCCCATGTACCTACCGAAGTCGTTCACGCTGCCCTGAATGATCACCAGCCGGGCATCACTCACGGCAAGCTTCTTCATCCGGTCACCGTAGGCCCCGAGGTTCTGCCCGGCGTTGAGGTAGCCGGTGCCGTTGCCTCCCAACACTTCAGCATCCAGCCCAAGCTTTGCGGCGACCTGGTAGGCGTATCCGTCCGTCTCCGGGTCCATGTACAGGCCGGAGGTCCACGAGTCGCCGAAGAACACCGTCTGCGTGCCGGCGCCGAATACCAGCGGTTTGGCAGGCTTGGCCGTGCTCGTCGGCATCGGGGCGAGAGTCGCGCCTTTGTCATATGCGGCCTGCACCTTCGCGGACACAGGCGGCGGCGACTGCGCAGCACAGCCCGCGGAGACAACCAGCGAGCCAGCCAGAACGGCAGCACCAAGCAGACGAGAAAAGCGCACGAGTCCCCCAAAACGCAGATACGGAATGCCAACATTCTACGGCCTCTGCGCACCGCGGGAGTGCGGCGGGCATGGGGCTAGCTAATTATCTCTGGGCTCGTGTCTGTTGCGCCGGTTCAGGCGCGGGGGACCTGATCTCTTTCACGACCCTGGTGACAAACTCTTCGTACTGGGCCGGCGTCATTTTGGCTTCGTCGTCCGGCAGCGATTGAGTTGCCAAGCTAACCGCGGCGAGCACTATCGCTATCCAATCGAGAACTGTGGCATTGCTACCAGCATTCCTTAGCCACTCAAGGACGACGGATAGCCGAGGCCCCTCGATGTCCTCCATCACGCGGATCGCTCGGACTAGGTCCTCGTGGGTAATCGCTGCATCAAGGGCATGTTGAACAATTATCATTTCCCCACGCTTCAAGGCGAACACCGATTCGACGCCTTCGCGAAGGACCGCCCATTCCCCACCCACCATCACGGACGTGCCGCAATTTGGGCACGTATCCCGGAACGGCGAGTCGCCAGTTACGCGTGCAGACCGGACTTCGATCCCGTTGCCGACGGCGATATTCAGCGAGCTGGCAAACGTGGTGGCACACGCCGGACAGGTGACAGGCACCCCGTGCGTGCCAGTCCATTGGTCTGCCTGAGCCGCACGGCGTTTGGATTCTCTAAGCCTCTGACCTTTTCCCATGGCCCCAAGTGTAGGGCTCCATAAGACCGGTTTTGTTCCCTAACTCGAAAGCGCCATCTGCAGGGATGCGCCCGCGATGGCGAAACCTCCAACGACGATGAATGCCCATGATGCTGGCCGGGTCTCGTGGGACACCACGTCGTATGCGTCCAGAGTTGCGAGCAGGCCGCCAATGGCTACGGCCATTGCCCCAAAGAAGTTGCCCCATGCCGCCGGCCAGTGCCCGTTTGGGGTGAGCGCGATAAAGAAGACGACGGCGCCGGTAATAGTCAGGACCAGGGTCTTCTCAAGAGCGGAGGACTTCTTTGGATTCTTCACAGCCACGGCTAGTCCTTCTCGGACCGGATGTGCTGCAGCTCCCAGCCCTCCGGGATCTGTTCTTCGAGCGCGGCCTTGCCCTCCAAGTAGGTGGCGGCGTCGACTTCGATGGTTTTCGTTTCTTTACTGCGTAGCAGTCCGATCACTTTCACTGGATCAATATATGCCCCGCGCTGCCCTCGAGGTGGCACGGGGCTTTTCGTCGTCGGTGGGTGCCGATATGGTGCCGCCCATGGTGAAGATGGATATGGCTGAAGTCGTGAGTATGCTGGCCGTGCCACGGGGCCGGCGCGGATATATTGGGGCCATGCCCAAGTTCAGCCTCGGAGGGAAATCCTTCGAGTACACCGCCCCGAGCCTCGCTAGAGGCCTTGAGGCGCACTCTTGGGAGTACGGGCACTGGCCGCGGGTTGAGGCCGCTGTGCCCCTCACAGGCGGCGGGACGGTGGCGGTCTGGGCCGAGGCCTCCCGGTGGGCCGGCGACTTCATCCATATCCGTTGGCAGGATGACGAAGAGCATTACCACCAGGCGTGGGTTCCCAAGGAGAGTGTCCGCCGGCTCACGGCGTCCGAGTGGGACATCATCGAGTACCAGCAGTGCCCGCCTGAGCTGGGTCAGATCCGGTGGGGCAAGAGGCTGCCTGGTTTCCTGCCCGAGTAGGGGCAGATCCCATGGGCAAATGATGGGCAAAAGGATCCACCATAAGGCGATTAAGTGCGCTCAAATAGACCCGAACGGGACCGCCTAAAACCCCGCGAATAGGCCGTTTTGGCCCGGAATTACGGGGCGCAGCGCCCCTTTGAGTGGATGGGTTGACCGATACGCCGGGTTCTGTGGGAATCCCCGTCACTACTGGGAAGGCTCGGCGGTCATGGGCAATCCATGGGCATTTAGTGTAACCAGACCATCCGTCAGAGCAGCAGCCCGGGTGTCATCCGAGGGCCACAAATGCGCGTAGGTCTTCAGCGTCTCCGTGGCATCCTTGTGCCCCAGGCGATGGGCGACGGCCACGACAGACATGCCCCCGGCGATGAGCTGGGAGGCGTGATAGTGGCGGAGCTCATGCCACCCTGTGCCTGCGCCCGCGATCTTCTCGCGGACGTGACGCCATGCCTCTCCGGCAGCGCCTCGAGTGATGGCTCGCCCTTCGGACTGGAACACAATCCCGCCCGGCCCGTGTGGGCCCTCGTGCAGCTCTTTGAGTAGCTGCATGGTGGCGGTCCCGACGTGGATGCGCCGGCGGCTGGATGCCGTCTTCGGCGGACCCCATGTGGGGTCAGTGGAGTTGTAGCCGATGAGCTGCCTGTCGATGCTGATCATGGATGCGTCGAAGTCCACCCGGTCCCAGGTCAGACCCCGCAGCTCGGCCGAGCGCATGCCGGTGGCAGCGGCGAAGACCACCATGGGCCGGTACGGTTTCCAGATCGTGTCAGCGAGCTGCTGCACGACCCCTGTCCGGATCGGCACCACCGCCTCCGGCTCGACCTTCGGCAGCCGGATCCCCACACACGGACTCTTAGCAAGCACCCCGTCCAGCACCGCCGCCTTGAGCATGGCCGACAGGTAACCGTACGTAACCTTCACCGTAGACGGCGCCAGCGAAGCGGACCACTCCCCCACCGCTGCCTGGATATCCACGCGCTGGATCGAGTCGAGCGCCAGGTGCCCGAGGCTGGGGACGATGTAGAGCTTCATCTTGGCCGTGACCTGCTCCCGTGAGGAGTCCCGATGGTGCAGCTGGTCGTTCTGCCACTTCACCGCGTAGTCCGAGAGCAGCACGGCCTGCCGGCGAGTGACGTAGGTGCCCTGGTTCATGGCCGACACCTGATGCGCGAGGTAGTCCATGGCCGCGGCCTTCGTGGGGAAGCTCTTGCGGATTTTCTTCCCGCCAGGTTCGGTCCACTCGGCACGGTAGCGCATGCCCTTCCCGTAGACAGGTGTGCGGGTCTTGTCCTTCCGGACCCACAGGTCTTCTACGCGAGCCATCAGAGCATCCTCGAGGTGACGCGGGGCCGGTGCCGCTGCACCCGCTGCCGCTTGAGCCGCGTCACGGTGTGCGGGTCGTGGGCGTGGGCGGCCGGGGTGTCGAGGATCCTGTTGACCTCCTGCCAGAAGCGGACTCCGGAGAGGCCGAAGAGTTCCCGGGCTTTCGCTTCCCGGGCCGCCGAGTATTTGAACTGTTCCCCGGCGAGGGCAAGGATCTGCTTGTCCTGGTCATTCATGGGCTTTATTGATTTCCTTCCTCAGGTGCAGCAGCTCGTCGAGGGTGAGTGATTGCTCGAAGTGCCGGACGTCGTCGGGCATGACGGACAGCCGGTGGGCGATGCTGATGAGATCGTCGGTGATGCGTGCGGCGTCAACGAACGCCGACGGAGTGATGAGGTGACGTGCCGCCCACATGCGGGCCTGCCGCTCCTGCTTCGGGGTGCAGCCGACGTGCTGATAGTGGGCGTGACCGAGCTCGTGCCAGATCGTGGATCTCGCCTGAATATAGCCCAGGTCGGGCCGGATCATGATTCGGTGGCGGTCAGGATCGTAGCTTCCCCACCAGCCGTGCGGCGGGTATCCGGATACGACAGTGACCCCCAACTGCTCTGCCATCCGCTCGTGCCCCATGGGGCAAGAACATAGTAGAGAGCACCGACAGTATTACTTCGTGCCCGAACCTAGTGGCTGGACTTGGCCTGTTCGGCGAGGTTCTGCAGCTCCCGGGACATGCTGATCAGCACTCTCTGGGAGGACTCGGGAAGGTCGCGGGCGCCGGCCAGCTGGAGGGCGGACTCGTCCGGGCCTCCCATGTTCAGGCCAAGGTCTTTGGCGCAGGCGGCGATCACTTCGCTGACGTTGACATTCAGGCCACGGGCGAGGCCCTTGATGGTGGCCGGGTCCGGGAAGAGCTGGATGGGCTTGGTGGCCATCTGCTGCAGCCGGGACTGGGTGGGGATCCCGCCGCAGTCGCGGGAGAGTTCGGCGTTGTTGCGTTCGCCGCGGGTGTTCATGATGAGGGCGCGGAGGCCCCCGGTGCTTTCTGTCGTCATGGCGGGTGGTCCTTATTCTTCGGGAAGTTGATCGTGGCCGATCTCGGCGTCGGGTTCGCGGGCGGCCAGACGGTAGTCGTCCTGGGCCTCCGGCTCCTTCTCTGCGTTCTCGTTTTCGAGGCGGTGGATGGTGCGGTTGTCTTTGAGGAAGACGCGGATTATGTCGATTATCACTTTCCGCTGTTCGGGTGTCAGTGAGTCGACGCCTGGGGGCAGTTGATCTGCAAATCGGGCTTGCGGTGGTGCTACCTGCGCGGCTGCATAAACCTTTTCCACTGGTACTCCTGATAGTTGAGCGAGCGCCTCCAAGGTTCGCCGGCTCGGCCGCGAGGTGTACGTGCCGGCGAGGAGCTTGTCGACTGTCGTGTAGGACAGTGTGAGACCTTTTCGTTCTGCTATACGGCCCAGCTGACGCCCCCTAGCGCCTCCGTTGTTGTCGGAGGCCGCCTGGGCGATCTCCTTCAACGTCATTGGTGTGCTGTCCATGGGGCCCATCCTCTAACAGGTTGTATTACTTGTTCCAACGATTCAAACTTTCCCGAATACAAGTAAACCGGCTAGATCCTTGAAATTGCAGGGAAACAAGCCCGTGTTGTTGACAAGTGACTGACAAGTGCGGCATGCTTCACTTGTCAACCACCAAGAAAGGATGCAGGATGTACGTGTACCAAGGCAAGGAAAAAGAACGGCGCTGCTCGCGGCCGCGCCCTAGAACACGACTCCGGGGGGAGGTCTATATGAAGCCCATCAGCACGGCCACGCTCAAGAAGCGACGTGAGCGTGAAGGCTATTCGCAGCGGCAGCTCGCGCTCCTCTGCAAATGCACCCAGGCAGCGATCTCCGCACTTGAATGCGGGACCATGACGCAATGCTCGGAAGACCTGGCAAACCAAATCGCCAAGTGGCTACGCCGCGACGTCGACGAACTCTTCATCCGCAATGAGGATTCACGCGTGGCCAGAATGACAAACGCGGCAGGCTCCAAACGCCAGCCAGTCGCGGCCTAAACAAACAGCACAGTCCATAGGGGGACATCCATGGCAACATCCACGCTCACCGCCGCGCCCACGCAGAAGCTGCGCGACCTCATCGAAGACACCACCTGCGGGATGGCGACAGCGGACGAACTGCACAACGCACTCCTCGAGCTGGAAACCCTCATGGGCTGGACCCTCACAAAACCCACAGAAGAAATGGAACCCGCATGACCACCACGGTTTACCTAGACGTCGACGGCGTCCTGAACGCGGTCAGCCGGCGAACTCCCAGCGTGAAGATCACCGGCTGGGACGACTGGACCATCAAGCGCGTAGGTCGCTGGCCGATCCACCACTCCCCTGCGATGATCTCCGAACTAAACGCACTGGCCGCCCGCGACGACGTGACCTTCAAATGGGTCACGACATGGGAGGACTCAGCGGCCAAGGAGCTCAGCCCAGCGATCGGTATCAATGGGCAAGGCTGGGAAGTCCTGCGCGGCGATCAGCACGCATGGCACGGCCAGGACTGGTGGAAGCTCAAAGCAGTCCGCGACGACGTCGACGCCAGCAGCGGAAGCTTCATCTGGATCGATGACGACATCTCAGCCGAGCGCCACGCCATCGAGTGGGCACAGAGCCGGGACGACGTTCTGATCCTCAGCCCATCCAGTACGCAGGCACTGACACGCGAAGACTTGAACTTTGCCAAGTCCTTCATCTCGGCCGCCCTGGCGGTGACCGCATGACCGCCGAGGAGATCCCGGAACGCGAGTGGCGAACAGCCTACTGGGGCACCTGCTCCGACCAGGATTGCTTGACCAGCATGGTCATCTACCCACACCCTGACCGGGCTACCGACCTGCCGGACGAAGAGGAGTGGGAGGACTCCACGTTCTTCATCGACTGCCCGGTCTGCGATTCATCCATGGACTGGGGCGGCACGGACCACCCGGCCGACATCATCAAGCACTACTAGGAGCATCACATGATGTTTGAAATGTTCACCGGGCCGGCCGCCGTGTTGGAGCCGGAGACGGACTGGAAGGCGGACGCGCTGGACGTGATTGAGGCCCTGGCCGCCTCGGGGATGACCTTCAACGCTGACACCGTCCGGGCGAGGGGTATCAAGGAGCCGCCGCACCCGAACCAGTGGGGCGGGGTATTCCAGACGGCGAAGCGCCGCGGACTGATCATGAAGGCGGACTACTCGTCCAGTCAGCGGAAGTCGCGGCACGGCGGCGGCCTCCACGCGTGGAGGGGTGTGAACCATGCCCGCCACTAAGACACTCCCCCGCCTGGCGTACACGATCCAGGAAGTATCGGAGATGCTGGCCGAACCTGAGCAGTCCGTGAAACGGCACTGCCAGACACAGGCGCTCCGAGGCGCGTACAAGACGGGCGGCAAGACGTCCCCGTGGCGGATCCCGCCGAAGGCCATCGACTACTACCAGGCAACGAGGAGCAAGCAGTGAGCGAGAAGGACGAAGCACTCAGGCGGGTCGACGTCATGAACCGTGAGGCTGCGGAGGCGGAGGCTGTGGCGGCTGAGAAGCAGGCGGCTCGTCGGGCTGCGGTTCGTGCTGCGTTTCAGGCTGGGTGCACGGCGCCGGAGGTCGGGCGGGTGTTGTCTGTGACGCCGCAGAGGGCGTACCAGCTTCGGGATAGTCACCTGCCCCAAACTGCTTGAAAACAAGTTGCACTTGTTTTTGTCGCTAGTTCGGGTTGTAATAGATGAGTCAGAACAAAAAGAGGCCCACGAGCTGCAACCCGCGGACCTCACGCCCACCGAACCCACGAAAAGGAATCGTTCGATGAACACCACCAAGTATAGCAACGGCTACTTCTTCACCAAGGAACAGGCGGCGAAGATCGCCCGGGACCTCATCGTCTCCCACCACGAAAACGTGGCCCTCGAAGACCAGGACGCCGACCGCCTCGCATACCGCATCAGCGGCATCCTCGAGATCCCGGCCCAAAACGCTGCCGTCGAAAACGCTTTGAACTTGCTGGACGAACTACTTCAGGTTGAACGCGGCACGCACAGCGCGCTCGAGGTGAACCGGGCCGGCACCATCGACAACACCGAGCAGGTCATGGAGCACTTGGAGATCCAGCTGGACATGGCCATCGCCGACGTCGTAGCAGGGTTCCAGGACCACTGGGAGCTGGCAGCATGAGCGCGCAGTTCGCGATGGTCGACCACGAGCGCGAGCAAGGCATGTCCCTCTACTTCGAGGACCAGTACATAGCCCTCGACACCTGGGACCGCAAGCGTGGCCCGGGAGACCACGAGATCCTGCTCGACCCCCGGACGGTTGAACTCCTCATTGAGGCGCTTACCACCATGCAGGCCGACATCCGCAGCCGCTACCAGAAAGCGATAGAGGCGTGAGCCGCCGGCAGCCGATCCGGCTCACGGAACGCGGCGAAATCGTCCTCGGCACCCTCGCAGGGCTCGCCTTCCTGTTCACCATCACCATCTTCTTCGCCGTCCTCGGCGACTTCCTCGGGATCTGACCATGACTCAGTGCTACTGCGGCGGGAACTACCGCTGCCAAGACTGCCGCCGCGACGTCTGCTACTGCAACTGCGAGCACGACGGCACCCCGGACACCCAGGCCGAAGTCACCGCCGGCCACGTCAACCCATCCACCGCCCGCCTCGAAGCCTGGGCCCAGAAACAGGAGCTGACCAGAGCATGAGCTACGACCCCAGCGACGACGCACCCTACGCCCAGTGGATCGTCTACGGCGAGACCGGCGCCGTCATCGGCACCTTCGGCCAAGACCGGGCCAAAGCACACGAAGTCGCCCGAGCCTGCGGCGGCAAGGACCGCGGCATCACCGCCATCTACAAGGAGGAGTCCCGATGAGCGTGACCATCGCCGAACTCGAACTGCCCGGAGCACGCCTGCTCCTCCCCCACGACGCTCCCCGCGAGCAGTGGCTCGAAGCCCGCCAGTCCGGTCTCGGCGCCTCCGATATGTCCACCATCGCAGGGGTCAACCCGTTCAAGTCGACCTATGAGCTGTGGCTCGACAAGACCGGCCGCGCCCCGTCCAAGCCCACCACCAGGCGCATGAGGATGGGCAACATCCTCGAGCCCGTGGTCCGCTCCATCTTCGAGGAGGAGACGGGGCTCAAGGTCGAGCCGTGCGGACTCCTCGAATCCATCGAGCACCCGTTCCTGCGCTGCACCCCCGACGGCATCATCCCCTCCGAGGCCATGGGCTTCGAGGCCAAGACCACCAACTGGCGGAACAAGGACGAATGGGAGTCCGGAGAAGTCGCGGACCACGCCGAGGTTCAATCCATGGCATCCATGGCCGTCACCGGGCTGAACGGCTGGCACGCGGCAGCCGTGATCGACGGGAACCCCGATGACTTCCACCACCAGCTGGTGCGCCGCAACCAGGAACTCATCGACGTCCTCATTGAGATGGCGGCCCGGTTCTGGCACGACCACGTTCTCGCCGACGTCGCGCCTCCCATCACGGCCTTGGACCTCGATGTTCTGAAGCTCCTGAACAAGGATGTCCGCCGCCCGTCCAAGGAGGCCGAGGCCGCCGACGTCGCCAGTGCGTTGGCAGAGTACCGTGCCGGCGCCGCGGCGGAGAAGGCAGGCAAGGCCGCCAAGGAAGCAGCGATGGGGAAGCTCATCGCCATCGCTGGGGACGCCGAAGAGATCACCGTGAACGGCGTCAAGCAGTTCACGTACAAGCAGACCACCCGCAAAGGCTACGTCGTTGCGGACTCAACCTACCGGACGATCTACGTCCCGAAACTGAAAGGCTAGACGATGGGATCGAACCTCGCCCAGCGCGTCCAGAACAACAACCTGGCGCAGCAGAACGGCGGTCAGAAGACCGTCTTTGATCAGATCAACGACATGAAGGGCGAACTCGCCCGGGCCCTGCCGAAGCACATGGACGCTGACCGGATCGCCCGCATCGCCACGACGGTGATCAAGCAGACCCCGGCCCTCGGCCGCTGCACCCCCGTGTCGCTGCTCGGCGCCCTCATGACCGCCTCACAGCTCGGCCTCGAACCCGGGCCCCTCGGCGAGGCCTACCTCGTGCCGTACGGCACCACGGTCACGTTCATCCCCGGCTACCGCGGCCTCATCAAGCTCGCGTGGCAGTCCGGGCAGGTGAAGAACATCGCCGCCCACGTCGTCTATGAGAACGACGACTTCGACTACGGCTTCGGCCTCGAACCCACCCTCGAGCACAAGCCCTCCATGCGGGACCGCGGCGCTCCTATCGCCGTGTACGCGGTGGTGAAGTTCATGAACGGCGGCCACGCCTTCGATGTCATGTCCGTGGCCGACGTCGAAGCGATCCGCGCCCGCTCCAAGGCCGGGAAGTCCGGCCCCTGGGTGACCGACTGGTCCGAGATGGCGAAGAAGACCGTCATCAAGCGCGTCCTGAAGATGGTGCCCCTGTCCTCCGAGCTGCACAACCTCGCCCAGGCAGCGAACCTCGACGGGACCGCCCGCACCGACGTGACCGCGAACGTCGACGACTTCCTCCCCGAGTACGTCGAACAGGACTCCCTGCCCGGCGAAGTCATCCCCGAGGACGAGCCAGTGAACGAGGCCACCGGGGAACTTCCAGACGAACCGACCTTTGATCAGGCGGATGCCGAATGGCTCGCCGGAACGGACGCGAAGTAATGGCCGGCGAGACCACCCTGACCCTGATCGGGAACCTAACAAATGATCCAGAGCTGAGGTTCACCCCGAGTGGATCCGCGGTGGCTAACTTCACCATCGCCTCGACCCCGCGCACGTTCGACCGCCAGGCGAATGAGTGGAAGGACGGCGAGACCCTGTTCCTCCGCGCCAGCGTGTGGAAGGACATGGCTGAGAACGTCGCCGAGTCCCTGACCAAGGGCACCCGAGTGATCGCCTCCGGCCGGCTGAAGAGCCGCAGCTACGAAACCAAGGAGGGAGAGAAGCGGACCGTCATGGAGTTCGAGGTCGACGAGATCGGCCCCTCACTCAAGAACGCCAACGCCAAGGTCAACCGCACACAGCGAAACGGCAACGGCGGCGGATTCGGAGGAGACCAGGGCGGCTACGCCCCCGCCTCCTCCGGCGGCTACGGCGGCGGCGAAGTCCCCTTCTAGACCAGCCCGAATACCAAACCACGTGGCGCACCCAATCATCGGGTGCGCCACACCCAACCCCGAAGGAAAAGCATTGACTGTCACTGACCTCGCACCGCGTATCGAAGCCCGCGACGGCGTCGCCATCACCCTCTACAGCAAGCCCAAAGGCTGCGTGCAGTGCAACGCCACAAAAATGAAATTCAAGAAAGAGGGCATCGTCGAGGGCGTCCACTACACGGACGTCGACGTCACCAAGGACGCCACAGCGCTGGAGTTCATCAAGTCCCTCGGCTACGCCCAGGCGCCCGTCGTCTACGTCTCCAAACCGGACGGCACCACACACCACTGGTCCGGCTATGACGTGGACGAGATCGACGAGCACATCCTCGGCAAGAAGAAAGCGGACGTCGCGTGAAGACCATCGCCCTCAAACCGCCGAAGCCCGCCATCGTCCTCCCCCGCAAGGCGACAACCGTTCCCATGTGCGACTCCTGCGACAAGCCCCTCAACGGGACCGGGGAATGCCTCGGCTGCACCAAATGAATCTCACCAGCCGCAACCGGCCCGTCTCCCCCGAACGCCTGGCACAAGCCCGGGCCCTCTTCGAAGACGGCGCCTCACAGCGGGAAGTGCAGCGAACCACCGGGATTGGCCGCGGCCAGCTTCGCAAGTACTTCCCCGGGCAGCGCTGGACATACCGGCAAGCCGGCGAATTCCGGCAACTCACCAAAGACATACCCCTCAATCTGAAAGGAAGCCTGGCATGAGTCTCACGGTCTCCGACTTTTTCTGTGGCGCCGGCGGATCCAGTACCGGAATCATGCAGGTCCCCGGCTTGCACGTGAAGCTGGCCCTGAACCACTGGGAACGCGCCATCGAAACGCATGGCTACAATCACCCGAACACAGACCACGCATGCGCCGACATCGCCCACATCCGACCTGAGTTCACGCCGCGCACGGACCTGCTGTGGGCCTCGCCGGAGTGCACCAATTTCACGGTGGCCAAGGGCGTGAAGCGCGAGCAATGGGACGGCCAGGACTCCCTCTTCACGGACGGGATCCCCGACGAAGCAGCACAGCGCTCACGGGCAACGATGTACGACGTGCCGCGCTTCGCCGAGATCCATGAATATCAAGCCATCATGACCGAGAACGTTGTCGAAGTGACGGCGTGGAAGCCGTTCCGCGGCTGGCTGCAGTCCATGGGAGACCTCGGATACGAGCACCGGATCATCAGCCTCAACTCCATGCACGCCCAGGCGTTCGGGCCCGGAGCCCCGCAGTCCCGTGACCGCGTCTACATCGTGTTCTGGCGCAAGGGCAACAAGGCCCCCGACTTCGATCGGCTGCGCCCCATGGCAGAGTGCCCATCGCACGGCATGGTCCGCTGCATCCAGGCGTTCAAGGACCCCAAGCGGATCGTCGGGAAGTACCGGCAGCAATACGTCTACCGCTGCCCCCACACCAGCTGCCGCAACGCCGTCCTCGAGCCAGCCGTGAAGTCAGCCGCGGAGGCCATCGACTGGGGTATCCAGGGGAAGCGCATCGGCGACCGGAAGAAGCCACTGGCGGCAGCCACCATGCGGCAGATCGTCGACGGCCTGAACCGCTACCCGAACGCCGAGTCCATCCTTACGCAGTTCTACGGGTCCCCGTCCCCGAAGCCGACCACGGACCCGTACAGCACGTTCACCACACGGGACCGGCACGGCCTCGTTGTCACGCTCCGGTCGAACGCTGTCGCCACGCCCGCCAACGAGAAGCCATTCACCACCATCACGGCCGGCGGCAACCACCACGGACTCATGACCTACACCCAGGCAGACATCGACGACGTCGCCTTCCGAATGATCCAGCCGCACGAACAGATGTGGGGCATGGACTTCCCCCGGGACTACACCATCCTCGGCACCATGAAGGAGCGCACGATGCAGGCCGGCAACGCTGTGACTCCCCCGGCGGCCCGGGACCTCGCATACCTTGTGTCTGACTCGCTGCAGGCGTTCTGATGGGACTCTACTACCAAGACGACATGGTGACGCTCTACCACGGAGACTCCCGCGAGGTAATGGCCGGCATGGCAGATGCGAGTGTGGCCGCTGTCATAACCGACCCGCCCTACAGCGAGAACACCCATCAAATGGCCAAGTCCAATAAGGGCAAGGGCACCGGAGTGAAGGCCATCGGCTTCGCATCGTTCTCTGACGAAGACCTCTTTTCCACCTTGGCCGAGTGTGGGCGCATTTCGCAGCGGTGGGTGGTCGCCAACCTGGACTATAAGCACGCATTCAAGATAGACGCGGACCCCCTGCCGAACCTCCGGGTGCTCCGCATCGGCGTGTGGGTAAAGACCAACCCCATGCCTCAGATCAGCGCTGACCGCCCCGCCACAGGGTGGGAGGCTATCGCCTACATGCACCGCGAAGACACTAAGCCGGTCTGGAATGCTGGTGGGAAACACGGGAACTACATTCTCCCGACCGCCCAGAACGAAGGCCACCCGACGTCCAAGCCGCTGTCAATGGTGAGCGACTGGGTCCAACGGTTTACCAACCATGGTGACACCGTCTTCGACCCCTTCGCGGGGTCAGGGACAACACTCCGGGCAGCGGTGGACAACGGGCGGAAAGCGGTCGGCGTTGAAATAGATGAGCGCTACTGCGAGCTCATAGCGAAACGGCTCTCGCAGGGAGCCCTGGACATATTCGGGACGCCCCCTATCCCCGAGCTGCAAGAGCCTCTGGCTGAGGCCTCTTAGTCATGCCCTCAGGAACCAGTCGAACTCGCATGGAGGGAGTTCGACTGGTTTGGGTCTCACCAGAAAGGAAGGGCAGTGTCCAAGGACGTAAGGAAGGACACCAGGCCATACTTCACGCTCACGAACGAGTACCCGCGGCACCGGAAAATCCGTGTGCTTTCGGACAAGGCGTTCCGGTTGCATGTGGAGCTGATCGCGGACTGCAACGAGAACAAATCAGACGGGCATTTCACGAAGCACGAGCTGAATATGCGGGGCCCGAAAGCGGGGAAGGAACTCATCGAAAGAGGTTTGGTGGTGGCTTTGGAGGACGGGAATTACGTGCTCCACGACTACCTCGACCACCAGCATTCAAGGGTGCAGATCGAGACATACCAGGCGAACAAGGCCGAGTCTGGCGGGTACGGCGCCCATGTCCGGCACCACGAGAAGAAGGGAGTGTTCAAGGAGGATTGCGCGCACTGCCAACAGGCAGGCTGACGCTAGCAAAGTCTTAGCACCTGCTATAGCAAACGCATGGCAGACGGTTAGCAAAAAGTTAGCACCATTAACCATTAACCATTACTACTCACCTAAGTGCCTATCTCACCAAAGCTTTTGACTCAGTTTTAAAGAAGCTGTGGCTAAAGAAATCAGTCAATCGTTCAGTTACGTAATGCGCGAGGAGGCAAACACTTGACTGACCTTCCAGCAATCACCAAACCCCAAGCCGAAGCGCTGGCCAGCCTGCTCCACGAGCTCCGGCCCGAATGGGGAATCCCAGCCCTGATGACCCTCATCGGGAAGAACCGTGCCCACCCGGCAAGGTTCCCGCAGCTCGCCCAGGCAGCAGTGGCCGCAGCCATCCGCACCAACCCGGACGGCAGCCACACCGCCCGCACGCCAGCTGTCATCTACCAACCCGGCCGCCACTGGGACCAACCCGTGATGGAGGCCGGGGCAGTGGTCCCCCCGGGCCCACCATGCGAAGACCACCCAACCGAGGCCGCCCACAACTGCCGGGCCTGCTGGGGAGACGTCAGAGCCGGCATCCGACCACACGACCACATCGGCAAACACCACGAACCACAGGAGCAAGCATCATGACCATCGAGACCCCACCCGTAGGGTTGACCAGCCACCACACCGAGCAGACCCTCAAAGCCCGCCACCAGGAAGCGCTGGACATCTTCCACGCATGGCTCGAACGGCACAAAGTCAGCGGCGGGAAGGACCGGGCCGCAGTCGAGATCCAGATGGAGGAGGCATGGGTGTACGTGGAGCGGACGGCGGCGGACTTGCAGCTGTACCGGGAGGTTGTGTGCCCCCGGGGCGCTATGGCGGGTAGGAGCGTCGCGCATGGGCGGTCTGGGGTGATTCCCTATGCCCGGCATCGTTAGGCCCGGAGAAACGATTCTGAGGCGCTGAGGGAACGATTACGAGATGGAGGATGAATGGCAAGGACCAGGGCGTCGGCGAAGAAGGCCGGCAGCAGTTTCGAACGCTCGGTGGCGGACTATCTCGCCGAGCATGTGGATGACCGGATCGACCGGCGGGTGAAGAACGGGGCGAAGGACCGCGGCGACATCGCCGGGCTGCGGCATCACGGGTACCGGCTGGTGGTGGAGTGCAAGAACACCGCGAAAACTGCGCTGGGGCCGTGGGCTGCTGAGGCGGAGGCGGAGCGGGGCAACGATGATGCCCTGGCCGGGCTGATCGTGCACAAGCGGCACGGGAGGGGTCAACCGCAGGATCAGTGGGTGACGCTCACACTGGGGGATCTTGTTGCGTTGTTGACGCTTTCGCGGGACCATCAAAACGCGTTGAAATAGTAGCTTCCACAAGCACGACTTGTTATGCTTGCTGGGTCAGGACAACCACACCCGGCCCAGCGAGCTGCAACTCCCGCCGGACCACGAAAAGGAACCACCATGAGTGCTCAGACTCAAACCCACACCCCGGAGCGGCAGGCCGCCCGCAACGCTTTGTTCGCCGCCGCCCTCCAAGCACCACAGCCCGGCCACTACCCCACCCACGCCGAGTACGCACTGGCATTCGAGGCCTACCAGGCCACCACCATGCAGCCCCTCCGCGAACAGCTGGCCGCAGCATGAGCGCCACCATGTTCCCGGCCACGCTGGCCCTGTCCCCCGCCGGATACCACCGCCGCATCGAAGCCGCACGCCGCCGCGCAACCGACGCCCGCCACAAAGCCGACCGCCGCCCCACCCCCGAAAACCTGGACCGCGCCGCCGAACTCGAAGCCGGCCTCCACCGCATGGAAACCGAGGCCCACGCATGACCCGGGAGGAAGCGTTCGCTACCTGCCCCGCCGACTCCTATGTCGAGTTTTACGGCGGCCGGTGGCTGGTGGTCCCGTTCGAGCCAGTCGTGCAGCCCGCGTTCTTCAACTGCACACCCCGCAGGGTCGAGGTGGCGGCATGAGCGCCCCTCGTTGCCGACACTGCGGCGACTACCACGTCCCGCCCATTGTCGTCCCGGCCCCTGTGCTGTCCCAACCCTTCGCGGCGTACGCGGTGGCGGCATGAAGGGAACGATGCCGGTCATCACCTGCGATGACGAATACGGCTGCGACGAGTACGAAATCGACTACCACGAGATAGGCGCCATGAACTGGCGGGAGCTGCTGAATGGGTGGAAGTACGACCCCTACAATTCGGCGGCTGACATCTTCTGCCCGGAACACTCCAAGCGCGAACCGGAGGCCACGGCGTGACGGCCCCGGCACTCCCCCGCCCCGACATCACCGCCCTGCGTGCTGAGGCTGCCCGCCTGGATGACGCGTACACCCAAGCCATCCGTGACGCCGCCCAAACCCGGAACTGGTACATGGTGCCCGCCGCCGCGCACGCCGCCAAGCAGGCCCGCGCCACACTACGCGCAGCAGAGGAGACCACGAGTGGCCTTTGATTCTGACCTGCACGTCAAGACCGCATGGAAGCTGTCCCTGACCGAGTGGCAGGCCATGACCGACGACGAGCGCCGGTACTGCCGCGAAAACGTAGCCCAAGCACTCCAGGAGAACCAATGATCATCCGGGCAATCCCTCAGTTCGTCGGACAGGGAGAAATTTACTTCGACACAGACAAGCTGACATGGAACCAGCGCCGGGACCTCAAGGAGGAACTGGGCCGACGAGGTTTCTACGTGCAGGACATCATGCTGGCTGACCCCATGCAGACGCTGGTGGAGCGAGAAGTGCGGCTCAGGATGGAAGCGGAACAGGAGAAGGAACAGTGACCGCCGTGTCTGACCGGCTCGACGCCATCCAGCAGCGCCTGGACACTGCCGCCCCGGGTGCCATCACCATCACGCCCAGCGACGTCGCATGGCTACGCGACACCGCCCGCAAGCAGCAAGCCTCGATAGACGCTGTGCGGGCCCTGGCTGATCAGTGGAACGCCCGTGGCGAAAGCGACATGGCATTCTCAAAAACCATCCCGGATGAGAATATCTCGATCGCGCTTCTCACCGACGGGGCAACCATGGTCGAGAACGCCCGACACATCCGCAACGCGTTGGAGGCCCAGCCGTGAGCCGGGGTGTGGAGACCGTGTCAGCCTACGAGGTAGGCAGCGTGCAGTTCCTGAACAACCTGCAGGCCCTGTCCGCATGGGTAGAGCAGGGGGTGCCGGTTTCGGGTGACAAGACCGCGCTCCACCGCGGCGGGTGGTCCCCCGAGCAGGAGCTCGCCGACGACTACGAACGGAACGACCATGCCTGACTGCACCTGCTACTGGGTAGACCCCAAGTACTGGACGACCCACTACGGGGCAGTCGATCCGGCCACGACCATGGAGCCGAACCCGGACCGCCTCGTCCACTTCCCCGAGAACGACCCAGAAGGCCTCGCGCTGGTGCAGGCAATCCACGACAGGAAGGCAGCCAATGGCTGAGGCCGTGGGCGTAGGCGCCGACTGGTGGGGCCGACGAACAAACCGGTATCCGGAATGCTCCTGCCCACCAGCGAGGTACAACCCACGGGCGCCGAAGCCCACCAACCCCGAGTGCGAACTCCACGGAGAGGACCAAGCAGCATGACAACGAAGTGCCCGGCCTGCCACAAACCCGGCGGCGCCCTGAACGCCGACAAACACTGCACCTCCCAGACCTGCACCTGGAACAAATGCAAATGCGGGACCACCTACGACCGCACCACCGGGAACGGGTTCGGACCCGACGCCCACTACCCAGCAGAAGGGGACGAAGCAGCATGAGCGCCCGGTACGAGTTCAAAGTAGGCCCGGCCAACCGCAATTCTGACTATGCCAACCCGGTTACCGTCTTGGCAGACAGCTACAGCGAGGCCAAGGCCAAAGCCATCGCGTTCCGCGGATACGCCCCGCGGGACAGCAGTGTTTGGCTGATCCGCATTGAAGAAGTTCCGGAAGTGGTTGATTCTTCCCAATCAGTCGGAAAGGGCTGACCGTGGCCGCCCCCACCCTCGAAGAGCTCGCCCAGGCGTTCGACATCGGCCCGTACATCACCGGCGCCCACTTCTTCTGGCACGCCCAAGACGAACTCCTCTGGCGCCTCAACACCAGAATCCAAGGGTCGGACCCCGGGCGACCTGTCAGCTGGAAAGGACTGGAAAGATAGGCCTCATGGACATCATTGACTTCCTGAAGGAACGCATCGACGAGGACGAGACCCGAGCGAGGTTGGCAGCTGAGTTCATCCCGACCGAGAGCGGCTGGTGGCGGTTCACTGCGCGCATCATCACCCAAATCGGGACCGACCAAGAGGCAGCCCTCGCTTTCCGCCACATCGACAAGAACAGCCCTGCCCGCGTCCTCGCCGAGTGCGCGGCCAAGCGTGGAATCCTGGTCCAATGGGCTGCTGCCACCGAGGATGGTGAAGATGATTCCACGGACGAGATCGCCAGCGGGATCATCATCGCCCTCCGTGACGTTCTTCGAACCTTGGTTGCTGCCTACAAGGACCACCCCGACTACCAGCAGGAGTGGTCCGCAAAGCCTGCTGCTAGTCCCTTTCAGGCACGTGATCGCGTCACGCACCCCAGCCGACCGGGCATGGTTGGCACCCTCGAACCGCCACTGTATGTGCTCACCGAATCGGAACCGCACTTCTACGTTCACTGGGACGACGGTCAGGGGACGCGAGTGGACCCGGCAAACCTCGCCCATGCAGAAGAAAAATCGGCCGATGGCGACTGACCCTAGGTTCGCTGCCGGTCAGGTGGTCAACGGCAAGCTGATCTGTGGGGCGAAGAACAAGAAGGCAGAGCCGTGCGGCCTGCCCCCTGTGCCCGGGGCGACGAGGTGTGGCCGGCACGGCGGGAAGGCCCCGCAGGTGAAGGCGGCCGCCGAGCGGAGAATCGCCGAGCAGGAAGCGAAGGAACAGGTGACCAAAGCCGTCCGCACACTCGGCCTCCCCGTCGACGTCGACCCCGGCAAGGCGCTGCTGGACGAGATCCACTGGACCGCCGGGCATGTTGCCTGGCTCCGGGAGAAAGTGCAGGAGCTCGAAGCCGACGAACTGGTGTGGGGCAAGGAGAAGCACGAGGACGGTGTCGGCCCCCAGGGCGTCGTGGACGTGACCACGGAGAAGGCTGCGCCCAGTGTTTGGTACGACCTGTACCTGAAGGAGCGGGAACACCTCGCCAAGGTCTGCGCCCTCGCCCTCCGCGCCGGGATCGAGGAGCGGCGGGTGAAGCTCGCAGAGAACCAGGGCCTCCTCGTCGCCGACGTTATCCGGAGGATCCTCAACGCGCTCGGCCTCACCCCCGAACAGCAGCTGCTGGTCCCCGAAATCGTGCCGCGGGAACTGCGTGCGCTTGCCACCGGAAACAACTAGAACTTGCTAGAATAGCATCTGGTAGTTGTCGCGGGTCTGAGGGGGCGCAAGGGTGACGGAAGTACAGCAATGCACAGGCGGGGATCACCCTTCGAACGCACACGGCATCACGCTCTGCTTCAAGTGCACCACCCAGCTCGAGCAGGACCTCGAAGACGTCCCGAGCGTCTGGGCTGACATCCAGACCACGGCGGCCCGGCTCGACGTCGGGGCCGGTTCGGTCGGATCATCCGGGCACAAGGCCGCGGCCGAACCAGTGAACCTCGACGCCCTGGACAAAGCCCAGACCCTCCGCGTCGTCCTGGGCAAGTACGCCAGCCGGCTGCCCTACCTCTTCCCCGCCGGGGATCCCGTCGGCACGGCACGACTGCTGTTCTCCAAGGGCAATGACATCCGGCGGCAGGAGTGGGCCGGGCGATTCAAGCGCGAACTACGGGCCGCGCTCAACGACTGTCGGCACGCCACGGATAGGTCCGGCACGGCACAGCAGGTGTTCGCCGGGATGTGCCCCACCCTTGTGGACGGGGCCGAGTGCGGGAGAGCGGTATTCACCCGCCCAGGCCGGGCGCAGGCCGACTGCCGGGGGTGCGGGAGCACATGGGACGTCAGCGACTGGCGAGTGCGGGCGCTGAACTTTGCCGGCGCGCACGAAGGCACGCCCGCTGAACTGTCCCGCATGCTCTCGGACCCCGTGACCGGCGAGGCCCTGCCACAGGCCAGGATCAGGCAGTGGATCCGCCGCGGCAAGCTCGCACCTATCAGCTGCAACGCGGACGGCAAGCCGACCTATCAGGTCCGCAAGGTCCGGAACCTCTGGGCGCGGATGCAGGCTTCAGCCTACGGAAACCCAGCCATGAAGAAACAAGTTGTACTCGCTGCGTGAACGCTTGCAATTCGTAGACTTGTCACGTAGGTTGGACCCATGATGCGATTCGTGTCCTTGAGGGGCTGCGGGTAGCGTCCGAGAGAACCCGCCTACCCCCATATGGCGGGTTCTTTTGTTTGCGGGGGCCGGGTCAACGCTCGGAACAATTCACGGGACGCCGGCGAAGGTACGGCCGGGGCGCTTACACCTTTCTCGCCCTGCCAAGGACGCACCTGCCCAACAGTCCCCGCGCACAACTGAATAGACAACTCCATAGCCCCGGAACATGAGCCGGGGAGGGCTGCCGGGAGGTTCCGGCGTGGAGGTGGCGGTTCGATTCCGCCCCAGCCCACTCGCGGCCCGTCCTTGCTGAGACCCAAGGGCGGGCTGCTTCAATGTGACCGGCCAGCCACAGCAGCCCGCCTGCACCACCTCGTCTAGGGCAGTGGAGGGCGTAAGCCGGCACCAAACCGGGCACTGATCACACCAGCGGCACGCACTGGCAGATCACCAACCCCCAGCGCGGCGGCTGGGCAAGACCGCCGAACCGCCGGACCCCGCCACGGTGCACCACGGCGGGGCCTGGCACCATCTACTGCTCGTCGAACGTCTCGACGAACTCCTTCTTGTAGCTCATGAACGGAAGGCCCTGCGGAGTGTAGAACCACAGCAGGTCTTTGTTGTCCTTGTAGTCGGCCGCATTAACGACCTGCTCACTGTCCTGTCCTGCATTGATGACGTATTTGGGCACGGAAGGTCCTCTCCTTGGGGCGAATTCGGGCCCGTTTGGACCCCGTTCTTTCTATCAGTTCCGGAGGAATCAGCC